TCACGGGCGCCACAGACTCCGCATAATCATCCGCTCGGCATAAACGGTGTTATGCGGTGCACCGCATAACACCGTGAAGATGGCGCCCATCTTCAGGTTCTGCGCCAGCGTCGTGTGCAGGCCGAAGACCGGGAAGATCAGTATCTGCGTCACGACGGCGACGCCGTATCCGACCGCCACGTTGGCGACGGACTCGACCAAGGACATGGCGCGCGACTGCTTCATGCAGCCACCTCATCCATCGGCCAGCAGTTCAGCTGCCAGAGTTCTGAGCGCATGCGCTGCAACCAGCGGGACCACTCCGTTGCCACAGAGGCGAAGCCGGTCCACCCTGTGGGCCAGCCCATCAGCGCCTCGACGAATGCTGGGTTCAAGGTCCGGCGCACTTCGGAGGTACTGCTCCCAGCCATCGGCGTCACCAGGACCTGGCGGCCAAGCAGGCCGTTGACCGGTGTGTTCGCCAATGTCGTCGCGCCATCCTTGTGATCGCGCGCCGTCGGCGTCATCCACATTCGGCTGGCATGGGTCAGATCGGCCGTCTTGCGGTTGCCGGAACTCGGCTTGCAGCCGTCGTTGGCCATCGGTGTTGGCCAGTCCCGCGCCATACCGTCCAGACCCTTCTCGTCTTTCCGCGCGCCGCCCCGGCTCCGGAAACTGTCGGTCTGCGGCGTGGGCCACATCGCGGCCGTCGTCGCCAGGTTCATTCCATGCTTGCCCGCCTCCTGCGACGGCGTTGGTTTCGTCTGCCGGTTTTCGTTGGCGCTGGCCCTCGGCGTCGGCCAGAGCCGGAGCAGTTCCGTCCGATTGCCGCCACTCGACCGGGTTCCAGAGCAGGCGCGCGGGGTTGGCCAGTTTGTCGCCTTCGCGGATGGCGAGGATGAACAGCCGCTCGCGCTTGTGGGGCGCACCGACTTCCGCCGCAGTAAAGAGGCCTGCCGCAAGGCGGTAGCCCATACAGACCAGTCCGCTGGCGACTTCGGAGAAGCCGAGGCGGAGATGATGGGCGACATTCTCGAGGAACACGAACGGCGGCTCAACCTCGCCGATGATGCGGGCGACATGCGGCCAGAGGTGGCGTGGATCGTCCGCGCCACGCCGTTTGCCCGCGACGGAGAATGGCTGGCACGGATAGCCCGCAGTGACGATATCCACCGCGCCGCGCCACGGGCGGCCGTTGAAGGTTCCAACGTCGTCCCATACAGGCGCGCAATCCAAGGCCGCGTCTTCCATCCGCGCCACGAGAGTGGCTGCGGCGAAGGTTTCCCGCTCGACATGGCCCACAGTTCGATATCCGGGGATGGCGATGGTGAGCCCGAGATCAAGCCCACCGGCACCGGAACAGAGTGAGAGGCCGAACAGGCATGCGTCTTCGGTTCCGGAAGCGCGTCCGGAGGGATGTAAAGCCAGGTCATGCATGTCACGCGGCGGATTTGGGTTTGCGGGCGGGTTCTGGGTCGGCTTCGCTGTCGGGCGTATCCGTGTCCATGGGCACGGCATCCCCGTCGCCCAGCCGCTCAATCCTTACTTGCGTAAAAGTTCGACCGTCGCCGTCAAGGATCGCGTCGCGACCGGTTTCGGCCTGCCAACGTTCAGCGGCGACGTCGATGTATGCTGGGCTGATTTCCATCGCGAACACCCGCCGCCCGTTGGCTTCGCCGGCCATGATCTGCGAACCCGAACCACAGAACGGCTCATAGCAAAGCCCGCCCCGTGCCACATGCTGGCGCATCGGGATCCCGAACGCATCGAGCGGTTTCGGCGTCGGGTGGTCGGGCCGCTCATCTTTGGTGAAGCTCGGCAGAGCCCATGTGGACGGCAGGGTTTCCTCGGCCACCTTCGGCGGGCGGTTTGGGCGGCGCCAGCCCATGAAGCAGGGCTCGTGCTTCCAGAGGTAATGCGATCGGGTCAGGACGCCGCGGTCTTTCACCCAGATGATTTGCTGGTGGACGAAGGCCCCGGCTTTTTCCCAGCAAGCCTCCAGCATCGCCTGACGGCGCGAGGCGTGCCAGCAGTACCAGGCAGCGTCCTCGGTGATGGCCTCGGCCACGGCCGCTGCGATGAAGCCGTCGTAGAGCTCGGCCCCCTGCGAACTGTCGTCCCACGTTGTGCCGTAAGACGCCGACCAGTCCTTGTTCCGCGTCGGATGGTTCGAGCCGTCGTAATCCACCAGATACGGAGGGTCGGTCGCGAACAGGATGGCGCGCTCGCCGTTCATCAGGCGGCGCACATCGGTGGCGCTGGTGCTGTCACCGCAGAGCAACCGGTGATCTCCAAGGATCCAGATGTCGCCCGTTTGCGATGCCGGATTGCGCGGCGGCTCGGGAATGGTCACCGGTGGCACGGAGCCCCCGGCACCACCTTCGTCGCCATCCTCCTCCGGCATATAGGCCAGCAGCTTGTCCAACTCGCCATCTGAGAAGCCGACCAGCGACAGGTCGTAATCCTCGGCCAGCAGGTCGTTCAGTTCCGCAGACAGTAGCGCCTCATCCCAAGTGCCAAGTTCGGTCAATTTGTTGTCAGCGATCCGGTAAGCCCGGCGCTGCGCCTCGGTCAGATGCCCGAGCACAATCACCGGCGCCTCGGTCAGCCCGAGTTGCGTCGCGGCCAGCACCCGCCCGTGGCCCGCGATCAGTTCACCGTCGTCAGCCACGAGGCAGGGCACCGTCCAGCCGAACTCGGCCATGCTGGCGGCGATCTTCGCAACCTGATCCGCGCCGTGCGCCTTTGCGTTTTTCGCGTAGGGCTGGAGCTTGGCCAGCGGCCAGGTCTCAATCGCGTCCGGGGCAAAGCTCAGCGTCATGATGTCGGTTCGCCTCAATGGGGTGGACCCCTGGACTCCGGACACCGGGAGCCAGCCTGGACTCCGCAAATGGTCCAGCGGCCGCCGGGGTGTCCGGCTCCAAGAGTTTGTTTTGTTGTGGTTTTCAGCAGGTCGCGGGTGGATGCCCGCCGGGGTGGCTTCCCAAAAAACCGGCCCTGTCGCTGGCGATATTGCGCGCTTCGCCCGCCAGCATACGAATATCGCCAGGAAGGAACCGGAAACTCCCTCGGGGTGGACCCCGGCCGGACCCTCGCTGGATACCGGGGTCCAGAAGGCCCCCGTCAACGCAAAGGGGAGAGCGAGCTTTCCAGCGCACTCTCCCCATCTTGCCTTCGGAATAGCACGATCATGTTGCAGATGTCGAAGGAAAAAGTGTTGCAACACATTGGAGTCACTGCGCATTCAGCCGCGCGGCGATCTTCGTCAGCGCCAGCTGCCAGCGCCGCCATGCGGTGGTGCGGTCGCAGCCGAGCTCGCCGCTGATCTGCTTCCACGGCACGCGGGCGGCGCGTGACCAGACGAGCTTGCGCTCAGACTCCTCGATCCAGAGCACCCAGTCGAAGGTCTGCTCAAGCCGGGTTATCGCGGCGGCCGAGGGCCAGACACGCATCGGCTGCGGTTCCATGGCAGCGATCTCTCGTCGGGTCCGAGCAACCTCGGGCCAGACGTTGAAATAGCCCTTGGCCTTCACGGGCGGCAGCTTGCGCAGGGTGCGGAACGCCTCCTCGAAATGGTCGGCGACGCAGTCGGCGGTCCATTCGCGATCAGCCATGACGCGCCTCCCGTTCGGAAGGGCGCGGGCCGTAGAGCTTCTCGCCGAGCTGGCGGACGAGTTCCCGTTCCGGCCAGGTGAGGCGGTCGTCATTGGCCGAGACCGCGAGGACGCCCTGTTCCTGCCAGCCCTCGCGCTTGACCTGCTCGGGATCGCGGCGCTGGCCGCCGTAGCCGCGGGGGTGCCATCTCATGCAACACCCCCGTTCGTCTCGATCGCCCAAAGCAGCAGCGCGATGGCGTCGGCCTCGTTGTCGTCGGCGGGGCTGAAGCCGCGGGCGCGGACGGCGGCGACCATGGCGGCCTTGTCGGCGTTGCCTTTGCCCGATGCGTGGCGCTTGATCGTGCCGACCGGGACGCCCTCGTAGGGCACGCCACGCAGCTCGGCCCATGCGGTCAGCGTGGCCATGAGCCCGCCGTAGATGTGGCTCGCGTCGGTGCCCGCGTGGCGGTGGACTTCCTCGAACCAGATGGCGGCGACAGGACCGGTCAGCCGGTCGATCTCGGTCAGCCAGTTGGTGAAGCGCAGGTAGCGCATGCCGCCACCGTCGAAGCGGCCGGGGCGCAGCGAGACGGTGCCGCTGGTGATCAGGCCGTCATGGCCTCGGATCGCCCAGCCGGTCGAGGTGCCGAGGTCGAGCGCGAGGATGCAGCGGTTGCGGGGGGTGTCGAGCGGCAGCGATTCAAACCTTGCGCCGTCGCAATTCGGGATCAGAGTCGGCTGAGCCATGATGGGTCTCCTTTGCCGGTGGCCTGTGGTGGTGGAAGACGACGGCGGTCTGGTGCTTGGCGGTACGGGGCCGCCGTCGTCGGATGGGCTGGTGGAGACCAGGAAAGGGGGCGCGCGCGGGCCCGCTACATATGGGGGCGAGGCCCACCCTGACGGGTGGCCGCCCCATACGTAGTATGGGGGTTTCCCTATCATTCCTCGGAGCGAGGCAACCATCTGAAAAACAATGGCTTTTCGCCATTTCGGAGGACGAACAAGGAGGACCGGGTTGTTCGTCCTCGCCCTTCGCAAGTCATTGATTTTGTTGGCTGAGGACGAAGTGAGGACGAGGACCGACAACTTCGTCCTGAGGACGAGGAAGATTTCGGGGAGGACGAAGTCAGTCATCGAGACCCTCCGGGTAGACCCAGACGGCGGGGTTCTCGACCTGCAGACAGGCGCCGGTGCCCGAGCATTTGTAATGGCTCGGCAGCACCGGCAGGCCTTCACCCAGTACCTCGCCCGTGTCTGGATCGATCTGCGTTTCGGATCCGAAGCGCAGGCCCTCGACGACGAGATAGCCGAAGCGGGAGCGGACCACGGCCTTGCCGAAGGGGCGGCCGTCGCGCAGGAACTTGATGTGGCCCTTGGTCGTCAGCACGCCGATCCGGTCGCGGATGGTGTACTTGCTGCCGAGGCCGGCCTTGTTCTCGAAGGCCTCGCCGAACTGCGTCGTGGTGTAGAGTCGGCCGGACGCCGCTTCCTCATGCAGGATCGTGAGGATGACGTCGCCCTTGCGGAGCCGCTCGGCGTCGAGCTTGGCGCCCGCCTCCTTGCGCACCAGGCGCTCGTTCATCGGGTTCAGTTCGACCCATTCGCCCTTCAGTTTGTCGATCAGCTTTCCCGACAGCGCGGGCCCGTTGCGCAGTTCGATCTCCAGCCTGCGGACGCTGCTGTCCTCGTCGGGCCGGTGCATGAGCAGCCCCGAGGTGTAGAAGCCGCGCAGCGCGCTGGCGCCGGAGAGCGCGAGGAACGGGTCCTCCTTCACCTGGTGCTTGCTGAGCTTCTTCGTGTGGTGGATCAGGATGACGCCGCAGTCGGGATCGATGTGGTCGCGCAGAACCTCGACCCGCTCCTTGAGGAAGAACATCATGGCGGTGTTGTCGTTCTCGCCGCCACCGTCCGGCCCGCCGTCGAAGAGGTTGCGGATCGGGTCGACGCAGAGGATGTCGGGCGGCGCATCCGGAAATGCCGTCCGGATCGCGCGGGCGACCCGCACGCTGCCCTCGTTGTCAAGCAGCATCTTCAGCTTGGGCGTGGCGACAAAGGTGTCGCGTGCGGCGGCCAGCACCTCCGGTGGCAGGGCGATCTGCTTCAGCCGCTCGCGCAGATAGTGATACTGGATCTCGGCCTGCAGGTAGAAGATCCGCAGCGGCCGTGGCGGCGTGAAGCCGAGGAACGGCACGCCAGCGGCCATGTGCACGAGCCAGGAAATCAGCAGGTCGCTCTTGCCCACCTTGGGCGCGCCGCCCAGCACCAGCAGTCCGCCCGGCGTCAGCACCCGGGGCGCGATGATGTCCTCCGGCATCGGACTCTGGTCGTCCAGCAACGCGCCCAGAGTGAACGCGGGCATCTCGACCGGTCCCGGCGCGCCGGAATCCAGCCGGATCAACGGTGGCCCGTATTTCTCGACATGCCGTTCCCAGAGCCGCTCGGATTCGCGCTTCAGCCGCTCTACCGGCCACTGGGGCCGCAGCATCGCGGCGTTGTAGCCGCAGATACCGATCCAGCCCTCGTCCTTTGTCATCCGGCCCTCGTGGACCATGCGGATGAAATGACCGATCGCGGCGGACGCACCTTCGAAGCGGGACCAGTCGTCCTGCGCCCCCTCCCGCACCGGCGTGACCAGCACTTCGTCCATGGCCGGCTTGTCGGGATGAGTGAACGCAGGCTGCAGGGACACGCCCGCCGCCGGCGGCATGTCGGTGACGGCTTCGATGAATTCGGCCAGATCGCGTTCGCGGTCGGCGTTCAGTTCGACGATCCGCACCTGCGTCTTGAGGTTGTTCTTGTAGTAGACTGAGCCCGCCACTCGGATCGGCTGATGGGCGGAGCGGAAATGCATGTCGCCGCCGACCTTTGCGGCGATGTCGCCGCGCAGACGGCAGACCCGGCCTATGTCGTCGCCCTCGGCGGGTTCCGTCAGCGCCCACCAGATGTGGCACTTCCGCTGTCCCCCGGCGGTGACGCCGCCGCTCTCCACCACCATGCTGGGCGCGCCGAGGTGGCGCTCCAGATGCGCGCGCTTGGCGGCGATGTCGCCGGTGTCGAGATCGACCACCACGGTCTGCATCTGCAGGATATCGGCGGCCTTCGCCTGACCAGGCGCGGCGACGGTGCCGGGGATCACATAGACCGCCGCGCCCTCGCGCGACGCCCATGTGGCGAAGGTGGCCATCTTCTCAGGGGCGGCCTGATCCGCTTCGATCCAGATGTTGTGCGGCCGCCCATCGATGCCCTGACCCTTGTCGATGAAGCTGCGGACCGGGATCAGACCGTCGCAGTAGCCGAAGACCACCTGCATGAACCGGGCGATTTGTGCGGGGTCGGGCTCGTCGCCGAACACGTCGATCTGCGGGGCTGCGTCGTTGAAGTCGCGCCACGGGTTGAAATGGACGATGTTCTTCTTGGTCTCATCGGGCGTCGGGTCTTCGCGCATGGCTGGCTCCTGGTCGGGATCGGATGGATCGGTGGGCTCGTCGGTCATGCGGCCAGCCCCCAGCAGCGCTCGGACCACGGGCAGAAGCGGCACTCGAAGAAGTCGGGTGTGGTGGCGACGCGTGGCAGAAGCTCGCCCGCATCGGTCGCCTGCAGGATCCGCACGCCCCGGTCGGACATGCGCTGCGCGAGATCGGCGTCGAAGGGCACCAGTTCGTGGTGCATCTCGGCCGTGTCCTTGTTGATCGCGGTGAACACGGCGGGCACGGCGCTGATGCCGGGCACGCTGGTTTCCATGTAGGCCTGATAGACCGCGATCTGGGCGGCGTAGACCGGCTTCGATTTGGTCACGCCGTCCTTGACGCAGGCGCGCCAGTTCTTGGCGTTCATCGTCTTGCATTCCCAGAGAACCGGAACGGCGAGACCGAAGCTCTCGGGCCCGGCGGCGATGATGCCGTCGACATGACCGCGGATGCGCCCGCCCGCGACCGAGAAGCCGAACTGGCCGCCATCGGGCCGGTTGCCCTTCCGGGTGTAGAGGTCGAAGCCCGCGCCGCGCAGCCAGGCGACGGCCAGATCCTCGAGCGCGTGGCCGATGGCGAAGATGCGCAGCGACTGGCCGCTGAAGCCCTGGCCCTCGTCCTTCGGCGTCGCCGTGAACTCGAACTGCAGGGCCCGCTCGCAGGCATGGCCGAGGCGCGAGCCGCCGAGATAGTCGCGGGGCGTCCGTGTCGCCTGATCGACGGTCAGCGCCTGGTCGATGGCGGCGTTCACTCGCTCGGCGAAGCTGGGGCGGCGGTTAAAATCCAGCGTCAAAACGGCACCTCCGGCGCATTGGCTTTGGCGATGTCGGACATGGCCTCGCGGAAGCCCTCGACGGCTTCCTCGATCAGCGCGCGCACCTGCACCTCGGTCAGATCCGCAAGCGACGTAGCCCAGCCGATCTCGTCCATCAGCAGCGCCACGCGCTTCATGGTGGCGGTGATCGCGGCGCGCTCCTCCTCGGTCAGGTCAACCATGGCGAAACGCTCCCTGGCCAAGCGTGTCCAGAAGGACTGGCAGGGCATCGAGCAGAACCAGACCGAGGGCCGGGGTAGCTTCGACCGGTGCGGATCGAACCAGCCAAAGCCATGGGTGGGTTGCCGGCAGACAGCACAGAGCGTTCCATGCGGATGCCAGAGCCGCCGCCGGTCCTCGGCCGTGATGGGGGTGATGGAGGCCATGGGTCATGCCGCCCTCCGTTCGGGGCTGGCCGCGCTGTCGATCAGCTGGCGGATGGCGCGCTTGTTGAAGCCGAAGGTCATCAGCGCCGAGGCGCGGTAGCGCGTCAGGCCGAAGTCATGGCGGCACTCGGGCGGCAGGTATTGCAGCTGCTTCTCGGTCGGCGGCTGGCGGAGCCAGGAACGGGTCTTGAAGGCGCTTTCGTCGGTCTCGTGGGTGTTCAGCCAGTCATCGGCCTGCGCTAGGCAGACCGTGCGCTCGCCGACGCCGAGCAGATGCGGGCGTTCGCCCTTCGCCCCGCCGATGGCGTACCAGACCCCGTCCAGCCAGAAGATGCCGCCCCAGGCCGCGAAGCCCGTGGCCATCAGCGCATCATCCGTGCCGTAGAGGTCGACCCACGCGAAGCTGGAGCGCTTCAGCAAGTCGATCTCCGTCATCATGAAGCCCGACAGCGGCGCGGCACCGTCGCCTTCGCCTGCATCCAGATCCTCGCGCGGGAACGCCTCGCCGCAGAGCGGGCATTCGGTGGCGGCCAGCGGGATATCGGCGCCGCAGCCGGGGCAGGACTTGGTCGGCGCCTCGCCAACCTCGGTCTTGCCGTCCAGATCGACATCCTGTTCCAGCGTGCCGTGGATCAGGCTCGATGTGCCGAAGTCCAGCACGACGCAGTCGGTCTTGACGATGCCGGGGTGTTCCTCGGGATCGACGGTGCGCAGCCCGCGCCCGACCATCTGGATCATGGTGGACTTGTAGGAGCTGGGGCGCAGCAGCACGACGCAGGAGGTGGGTGGGTGGTCCCAGCCCTCGGTCAGCACCGCCACGTTAACGACGACGCGGATGTCGCCCGAAGCATAGCTGGCGAGGATCGCCTTGCGGGTCTCGGCCGCCAGATCGCCGTGGATCAGCGCGGCGGAAACGCCCGCCGCCTGAAACGCGTCGGTGACGTGCTCGGCGTGCGCGACAGTGGAGCAGAACACCACGGTTTGCCGGTCGCCCGCCTTCTCCTTCCAGTGGCGGATCACCTCGTCGGTGACGGGCGCGCGGTCCATGATGCCCGCGACTTCCGCCATGTCGAAATCCGACATCGTCTTGCGGACCGAGCGCAGCTCGTCCTGCACGCCCACGTCGATGACGAAGGTGCGTGGCGGCACGAGGTGGCCCGAGGCGATCAGCTCGCCCAGCCGCACCTGATCGGCGACATTGTCGAAGACCTCGCGCAGGCCCTTCTTGTCGCCCCGGTTCGGTGTCGCCGTGACCCCGAAGATGCGGGCGTCGGGATTGGCTTCGCGCACGCGGTCGATGATGCGACGATAGCTGTCGGCGACGGCATGGTGCGCCTCGTCGACGACCAGCAGATCGAGGCGCGGTATGTCGGCGAGGTTCGAAGCCCGCGCCAGCGTCGGCACCATGGCGAAGGCAACCTGGCCGCCCCAGGATTTCTCGGTGGCGTCGATGACCGAGGTGGCGACGCCTGGCACCACGCGCTGGAACTTGGCGCGGTTCTGCGCCGTCAGCTCGTCGCGATGGGCCAGCACGCAGGCCTTCGCGCCGTCGCCGATCATCTCGCCGGTGACCGCCGAGAGCATGATGGTCTTGCCCGCGCCGGTGGGCGCCACGCCCAGCGTGTTGCCGCGGGAGGCGAGCGCAACCACGCTGCGTTCGACGAAGGTTTTCTGGCGGGGGCGCAGGCGCATGGCCGGTCTCCCCCTTACTGCGCCCAGCTCGGCCGACCGGCGTTGCCGGGGGCGGACGCGGGCTGGCTGGGCTGGGTGGCCGTGGTGGGCTGCTGCGGGGCGTGGCCCTGCGCCGGGGCGGCGGAGACCTGCGGCGCGACCGTGCCCATCAGCGCGGCGTAGTCGCGGTGATCGGGGGTGACGGCGGCGCGGATTTCGTTCTTGTCCTCGCCGTTGGTGTCGGTGCCGATGTCGATACGGGCGATGAACTCGACGCCGTCGAGATCGCCGAAGCCGTTGATGCGGCGGCGGGCCTGCGCTTCGGGCGAGTTGTCCTTGTCCGAAACCCCGCGCGCCGAGTTCAGGATGCCGCGGATCAGGCCGCGGCCCATGTTGGCCCAGTCCGGGCCCTTCGGGCTGTAGAGGCCGATCAGCGACCAGACCTTGCGTCGGGCATAGGGCCCCTCGATCACCGTGTATTCGGCGTCGAGATAGACGGCGCCGGTGGCGGCGCGGCGCGCCCAGCCGCCGGTCCAGCCCTGCGAAGGGTCGTCGAAGCCGCCGGGGCGCAGGGTGAGGCGCACCTTGGCGAGCGTGCCCTTGGGGATGACGTTGGTGTTGGATTGGGCGGAGTTGAAGTCGTTCCAGGGTCCGGACATTGCGCGGCTCCTTATCTGTTGCAGGATGGGACGCGCAGCGGCGTCGAAGGGGAAAAGCCACCCCGGCGACCGGATCGGGACACCGGGCATGGCGAGATGCGCTCAGCCATGGTCGGGCGTCTGCGCGGGGGCGGGGTCGACTGCGGTCACCGGCGGCCAGGACAGGCGTTCGGAGGCGGGCGCTGCCGGGCGCTGGATCTTCTCCATCAGGCGGCCGAGATGTGGGGCCTCGACCCTGTCGAGGCGGCCGGAGCGGTCCTTGGCCGGATAGCCCCACGGATTCAGCGTCTGGCAGACGAAGGCCCGCTGCGGCTGGCCGTTCGCATCGGCGATGTCGGCCATGGTGATGACCTGATCGACGATGCCCGGCAGCTCGAGCCCGGTCTTCGAGCCGTCGATCTGCGGCTGGAAGACCTTGCGATTGAAGTCGTCGAGCCGCTCGTCGAGGATCCCGACGAACCAGACATGCTTGCCGCGCGTGTGCTGCAGATGGGTCAGCCAGGCGATCATCTCGCGGCCGTGCAGGCCGTAGGCGCCGCGGATGTCGGGCTTGCCGGTCTTCTCCGAAAACGCCTCGGGCTGCCCGCGGCACCACTGGAAGCAAAGCCGCCCGGCCACCGTGATCGAGTCGATGAAGACGGTCTCGTACTTCGCGATCACGGCCGGGTCGCCGTAGCGGCCGCAGACCTCGTCGAAATGCGCCTGGCTGTAGGGCTGGTCCTCGCGCAGCGCCGGATTCGGCCCGCCGATGAACACCGCGAAATCGCGGCACTCCTTCCAGGTGCGGGGCCGGAGCGTGTCGATCTCCAGCCCCTCGACCGCCAGATCCCCGGCTTCGAGATCGAGGAACAGCGTGGTGGAGGCGTTCAACGTCCAGAGCAGGCTGGTCTTGCCGATGCCGGACCGGCCGAAGATGACGCCCTTGATGCCCTTGCGTTGCGCGAGCCGTTCGTCGGCGCCGATGATGGGAAGGGCCATCACTGGCCCTCCTTCTTCATCACCGCCGTGGCGGCGCGGTCGGCGCCGATGCACCCCGCCTCGCGGGCGAGCTTGTAGAGCCGCTTCAGAGCATCGGCGCGGCGGTAGGCGGCCGTGCTCTCGCGCTCCGCCTCCACGATCGCGAAGGCGATCTCGTCGACGGTCGCCTCGACGACCGGCAGCGGCTCGCGCGGCTCGTCACCGGCGCGCCGCGGGAAGGCGATGGTTTCGGGGAGGTCTTCGAGGGCGTAGCTCGCCTTGCGAAGACGGGTGATGTCGTCCGGCTGGTCCGGCATGGCTTTTCTCCGTGAGATGAGGTGATCGAGGAGGCCCATCAGGCGGCCTCGCGGCCGTCGGGCGCGGGCTCGGCGACGTAGATCGCCAGCAGCGGCGTCCCGTCGGCATGGGCGCCGGCGTCCTCGATCTGGTAGTTGCGGTTGGGCTCGCAGACCTCGGTCAGCTCCCAGCGGCGATAGAGCCCCGGAAGACGCCTGAAATCCTCGAGCGACAGATCGGCAGTGCGGTTCATGCGTGTCTGCTTTCGGTTGGAGGGACGGCGCTCGGGGGCGCTCGAATGGGAAAAGCCACCTGCGGGACCGGATCGGGACATCGGCTCAGGGGATTTCTTCGAGGGCGTCGTGCAGCCGGCGCATGGCGCGCTGGTACCGCTTGCGGGCGGCGGCCTCGGTCAGGCCCAGCTCGACGGCGACCTCGGCCTGCGAGAAGCCCTCGATCGCCACGCGGATCACCAGCAGCGCGTCATCGCCGAGCAGCTTCCGCACGGCACCGTTCAGGCGCGCGTACCCGGTCGCGCCGATCCCGCTGTCGCCGCTGTCCGCCACCTCGTCGGGATCGGCGCTGCTGGCGAGATGTTCGCGCGCCGTGTCGCGCTGGCGCACGCGGATCATGTCGCGCTCGACGTTGCGCAGCACCGTGGCCGCGATCCAGTTGACGCGCCCAAGGTCGAGTCCGCGGACCGCCTCGGTGGTGCGCGCCAGAACATCGGACGCGACCTCGTCGGCGGTGCCGATCCTGCGCCAGATCGACCGGCGCCGGATGGCGTCGAGGCCGGGCCAGAGCGCCAGCAACAGCATGGTCAGGGCACAGTCGGACGCGGGCCCGTCGCCCTGCGCCGCCTTGACCAGCGCGGAGAGGATCAGGTTTTTCCGGGCAGAATCGCCGGGGGTGCGATGCAGCCCGTCCAGCAAAGCCGCCGGATCCCGGAACGGCGCGAGAGCAGCCTGCGTACGCCGGATGGCGTCGAAACTGCGCTGGAACTGAAGGTTGGAAGAAGATTGCATGAGGTGATCACGGATCTCGTGCCACGCGAAGGACATCGGACGCCTGCCTTGCGGCCAGGCGTCCGGCGCCTTCTCGTGGCCAGGTCAGGACGTCACGCGTCTCTGCGGTTTCAGGGAGTTGGGTGGATGCGCGCGTCAGCGCGCGGGTACGGTCGCGTGGTTCAGCGTGCCGCAGCCGCGGCATGTGGCCTGAACCGGAAAGCCGACGAGATACTCGTGCCCCCGCGCGAAACGCAGGTGCATCCGGCTGTCACGGCAAACGCCGAGCAGCTTGTCACAGCGCGTGCAGCGCCATTCCGAGTTGGAGGTGGTGGGCTTGGTCTTCGCGGCGCCGGACCAGCTCGTCGGGGCTGCCTGGCGCGAGGGAAAGGGAGTCGGCATCGGGGTGCTCCTCTGATTGAGTGAGCACCCCTAGTGACGGTCCGAATCGGAGATGGTCAGACCCCCCAAAGGGAGATCAAACGGAGATGGGCTCTTCACAAAGGGCCCAGTGGCCATGCCGGGGCGAATACAGGTACCGGTTGTTCACCTCATCCCATTCATCGCCAAACAACTGAGGCAGCTGGGAAAACCCGGCGTACTTCTTTAGAACTGCGAGCTTCACACCGCCTTCCCGATCACGGTGAGCTATGTAGAGTCGCTCGAAGAGCTTCACTTTTTTCGCGCCGGTGACGATCCGCGGATCCTGGCCGGGCATGGTGACCTGAGCGGCGTTATCGCCTTGCTTGCGGAAGTGCACTGCAGCGCCTCGCGCGGCCGGGTCGATCGCAGCCTCGTAGGACGAACGCACCGCATCCGCGTCGATCATACCGGTATCGTCATCGATGTGATCCTTGAGGCTCAGGACGACGTGACAACCGAGATAGGGGAAGCGGACGTCCTGTGGCACGAAAACGATCCCGCGAATGCGGTTGCCTTCGCCTCGGACGAGACGGTCGGACGCCTCGAGCACTTTGTCGACCGAAGTCGCGCGCACGAGGAAGATCGGTGCGTCGGCCAGCCCGATCTTTGCGACACCCAAGTGATGGAGATGCTCGGCCAGTTCGCGCACGCGGCCCTTCAGCCCCATCGGCTTGAGCAAGTCCCGCAGCGCGTCTCGTAGGTAATCGAAGCGAATTTCGTACTCGGCGACGTCCGCTGCCGGGATCGTCGATCCCGTTCCACCTTGGACCAGCGTCAGCGTTGCCTCGTCGCTCGTGCCATCACGCTCGACGTTGTGAACGACTTCGCCAAGCTCATCGTCCTCGAACAGGATGACGTCCGACCAGCCCTTGCGTGTCAGGAAGCCGGCGCCGGTCAACTCGTCGGCGGCGATTCCAAGTTCATCAAGAGATCGGCCGGACGCCTTTTCGTTGGCGAAATCGTATAGCGACAGCAGCTGTGGAAGTTTCTCCTTGCGCTGCGGCTTCGAAAGGTCGCCGATGCGTTCCATCACGCCCCAAGCTTCAAGGAGATCATATCCCAGCTCTCGCTTGGCGGGGTCCCGCTCGCTCTGAATGTTCGACTTGTTCCTGCCGAAGACGTCGAACTGCAAGATGGCCTTGCGCTCGCGCCCATCCACATGCTCGATCCGGAAGCGGACCTTCGTGACATAACCGCCGCCCGCTTTCGGAATGATTGCCCCGAAAACGCTGCGGGCGATTGCGTCTATGTCGTCCTCCGGGGCGACACTGAGGGTCACCTTCCGAGACCAATCACCCAGCGCGACCTGAACTTCGATTATGCCGGCCTTCTTGACCCGATGGGCTTCTTCATCGGGTATCGGCAGCTTGAGTGAGTTCCGGAAGCGCGACAGATTGTAGGTCTTCTGGGTGAGGGGCTTGTTTGAAATGTCGTGCTTCAGAGTATCTGCGGCGAACAGGTTGGCGACGATCTTGCGTTCCACCCTGTCGCGCGAACACACCTCGATCCGTCGCCGGGCATGTGAATAGACCAGCAGCATCTCATCAGGTGGGCGGAAATAGAGCAGCTTCGTCGACTTATCCGGCTGGACGGTCTTTTGGCTCGCGTAGGCGCCGAAAAAGGTGACAGCCAGCAGTACATCCTGACTTTCACCGTTTTCGGCGGGCAGGTCGACAGCCTCCACCTTGCAACCATCTTCATGCTGCAGGCGCTCCGCGATTTCCGTAGAGAGCGCATCATGGTCGACACCCGCGGCAGCGAGGGGAATCGAAGCATCTATCGACCACGCCTCGTAAAGCGTTCCGTGCTCGCGGTAGACCCGCACCTGCATTGCGCGCTCAGCGGCCTCGAACAGCGCAATGGCATGGAGGTAGGCCCAAAGGCTCCTGGCGACCTCATCGCGCTGCGCCTTCAACCCTTCCTTCGCAGCGAACCGTGGGTCTTCGGCGAGCCGACGCAGCATCGCATCTGGCGTCTTGTCGGTCATCAGCATGACGCGACGGGCCTCGATCTCTATCAGGTTAATTCGGTCGCTCTTCAGAGCCTTCAGAGCTTCCGCCATTTTTTCGCTACGGATCTGATCTTCAGCATCTGCGGGCACAGCGGCCATTGCATCGCTCAGAAATACCGAAAACTGGGAGTGCGAAAGAAACTCGCTGATCAAATGGATTGGGGATTCAATAAACAGGCGCGAAAGCTCCGGCGCCCCGCGAAACAATGACCTAGCCACCTTGCCCTCCTACTTGCTGTCCTCACTACACTTTGCGGAGCGCCAGTCTGACGATTCAATCGAACAAAACAAGACCGAAGCGCAACCGGAAGCGGCAGCGGCACCCACCATGATCGTTTCTGGAGCGATGTCCCGATCCCGTGCGGCAGATGGCTTTTTACGGATGAAGCCACTGCTGAACGGACTCGCCCCGCATGAAACGTCCCAATCCGCTCCCGTCCGACCAGATGACCGCCGCCGAGCGCCGCGCCGAACTGTGCGGTCTGCTGGCGCTCGGTCTGGTTCGGCTGCTCGGGCAAGATATGCGCGAAGTATCTGACAATACTGGAGAACGTTGCCTACACTATCCCGACGACCAATGCCGTCATGCAACTCCAACTCACCGGAGAAACGCATGAACAAGCCCGATCCCATCCCCGCGCGCCTGGCCGCACTGAAATCCATGTCCGTCACCCAGTTGAAGTCGGAGTGGCAGACGATCTTCGACACAGCGGCGCCGAACAACAGCCGAGCGTTCCTCGAGAGCCGGTTGGCCTACCGCATCCAAGAACTCACGTATGGCGGTCCTGATCGCGAAACCCGGCGCATGCTGGACCTGCTGGCTGACGAGGTCGGCGGCACCCTGACACGCAAGAGCCAGATCGCCGATCCTCGCAATCCCGTGGTCGGCACGAGGCTGATCCGCGAATGGAACGGGGTCGAGCACACGATCACGGTCTTGCGGGACGGGTTCGAGTGGCAGGGGCGACCCTACAAATCCTTGTCTGCGATTGCGCGGGCGATCACCGGGACGCGCTGGAATGGCTACCGCTTTTTCGGGTTGCGCGAACGAAAGCGGGGGAATGATTGATGGATCAACGCGCAACTCCAATTCGCCGCCAGCGCTGCGCTATCTACACGCGCAAATCCTCCGAGGAAGGGCTGGAGCAGGAATTCAACAGCCTGCACGCCCAGCGAGACGCCTGCGAGGCCTACATCGCCAGCCAGCGCTCCGAGGGCTGGGTGCTGGTCCGCGATCAGTATGACGACGGCGGCATCTCGGGCGGGACGCTCGAACGGCCCGGCCTCAAGCAGCTTCTGGCCGACATCGAGGACGGCCTGATCGATGTGGTGGTCGTCTACAAGATCGACCGCCTGTCGCGGTCGCTGATGGACTTCTCGAAGCTGGTCGAGGTGTTCGACCGGAACGGCGTGACCTTCGTGTCGGTGACGCAGTCCTTCAACACGACGACGTCCATGGGGCGGCTGACGCTGAACATCCTGCTCAGCTTCGCCCAGTTCGAGCGTGAGGTCACAGCCGAGCGCATCCGTGACAAGGTCCGCGCCTCCCGCATGAAGGGGATGTGGATGGGCGGCTATGTCCCGCTCGGGTACGATGTAAAGGACCGCAAACTCGTGGTGAACGAGGAAGAGGCCGCCACCGTGCGGGGCATCTTCGAACGGTTCGTCGAGGTCGGGTCAGCGACCGTGCTGGCCCGCGAACTGCGCCGCAAGGGGCTCCGCAACAAGCAGGGTACGTTGGTCGACAAGGGATACCTCTACAGGGTGCTGGTGAACCGCGTCTATCGCGGCGATGCGGTCCACAAGGGCAAGGCCTATCCCGGCGAGCATCAGGCCATCATCAATGAGCGGCTGTGGGATCAGGTCCATGCCATCTTTCGGGAAAGCCCGCGAAAACGGGCCAACAACAGTCGCGCGCAAGCGCCTGCGTTGCTCAAGGGGCTGATCTTCACGGCCACGGGCGCCGCCATGACTCCGAGCAGCACGAAGAAGGGCGCGCGGCGATACCGGTACTACGTCTCGATGGACGTCATCAAAAATCGCGAACCCAGCGATGAGAGCATCCCGCGCCGCCTTCCTGCCGACCTCGTCGAAGCGGCCGTGGTGACCGAGTTGCGGCGGGTGATGCGCGCCCCGTCGATCACGGCGCAGGTCATCGCCCACTTGGTGCGCGAGGGTCACGCCTTCGCCGAGGCCGACGTGATCTCCGCGCTGCAGACGTTCGATGACGTCTGGGGCCAGCTGTTCCCTGCAGAGCAGACCCGGATCGTGCAGTTGCTGGTGCGCCGGGTCACCGTGACGTCCGAGGGGCTGGTGATCGATGTCCGGACCGACGGCGTCTCGGGCGTCATGCGCGACATGATGGCCCCACGAAAGAAGGTGGCGGCGGAATGATGAAACACGACGAGTCCATCCAGATCTTCGTGCCGCTCAAGGTTCGCAAGCAGAACGGGCGGCCGAAGATCATGCCGCCCGCCACCTATCTGCCCAGCGAAGACCGGACGCAGGATCCGCATATCCTGCGCGCCATCGGCCGGGCGTGGGGCTGGCGGCGACGCATGGAGGCTGGCGAGTTCAACACGGTCACCGATCTGGCGAAAGCCGTGGGGCTGGCCGAACGCCATGTCAGCCGACAACTGCGGCTCGCCTATCTCGCGCCGGGGGTCGTCAAGCGCTTGGTTTACAAGCGCGAGGTGCCCGCCGTGACCCTGTTGAAACTGACCGATGTCGCGGCCTTGCCGTGGCACGAACAGCCGGAGCGGGTGTTCGACTGACCCTCAGTGAAAGCTCGCCTGAAACGTCGTCGCAGTCAGCGACACATGCGCGTCCAGCGGCGGGTGCAGCTCGAACGCCTTCGGCTCGCGTGAGAAGTTCCACAGCCGGAACAGGCGCCATTCCGACCGTCGCTCCTCGGCCACGGCCAGCTCGTTGCGGGTGACATGGAAGGGCGTGCGCTCCCATCCGTTCGTCGTCTTGACCTCGATTAGCCGGGGCAGACCGTCCGGGGCGAAACTCGCGATGTCGTAGCCCGCCCCGTCGCCATCCTCCTCCGACACCCACCGCACCTTGCGCGCCAGATCGTCCCGTCCTGCCGTCCGCAATGCCGCGCGCTCATGCGCCAGCACGCGCTCCTCGCCCGCGCGACCAAGGGCCCGGTTGCGCTCGTCCCGGCCCGCCACGTCGAACTTGCGGGCGATGTGCAGCATCTGGTCCAGTTCCTGCGGAGGCGGCTGGTTCGACAACGTCGGCGGCGGCCCGATCCAGATCTGCACCGCCTCGCGTAGGCCAGCGCCGGGTTGCAGCCCAGGTTGGCGCCCGAGCCAGGCCGGGTTCAGCGCCAGCCACCGCGCCACGGCATCCACCAAGGTCATCTGGAAGTTGAACGCGGGCTTGTAGCCGGGGATCCAATCCTCGCCGAGCCCCTTCAGCACCGCGCTGATGTTCTGGTGCTTGAACTCGACGGACCCCTCGGACCGGTCGTTCAGCAGCGGCAGCAGCGCGCGGCGATGCTCGGCCTTGCTGTAGCGGCGCGCAGAGATGTCGTCGGCCAGCATCGCGAAGTAATCCGCGACGATCAGGTCATTCTCTTCATCCGTCCAGGGACCATTCGACAT